TAGCACCATCAGCACCAGTAGAACCATGAGAACCTGTAGCACCAGCACCAGCAGCACCAGTAGAACCTGTTGCACCTATAGCACCATCAGCACCAGTAGAACCATGAGAACCTGTAGCACCACCACCAGCAGCACCTGTTGCACCTATAGCACCATCAGCACCAGTTGGACCAATAGTATTATTTCCAGCAATAAGAGAATATTTTGGACCTGTACCACCTGGATAATATACACCATTTACAAGTGTTACTTGTGCAACTAAATCCACTGGATTTGCGCCATGTGTATTTGGTGGATCTGTAACTGTACTAACTTGCCAACCTCCTACAGCACCATTAACTGCTATATCTGGTCCTACATTCAAATAAGGAGCTGCAAAACCAAACTGAGAATAAGCAACTCCTGCATTATCTGAACCAATCGTTGCATCTACACCACTAGGATCTGAACCATGAATAACAATAGTACCAGGTCCAATAAAAAGTTCTCTCCACCTATGTTCTCTTGAACCTAAATCATATATATTATCACCTCTTGGAAGAATATTGCCACCAACATTTATAACATTATTAGAAGATGTATCTAAACCAACATTTAAAACGCTGTTGTAAAAAAAATTACCACAAGTATCTGTTAAAACAATGTCTCCAAATCCAGGAGTTACATTAATTCCTGTTCCAGGAGGTCCTTGAGGTCCTGAAGGTCCAGGAGGTCCTGAAGCTCCAGGAGCTCCAGGAGGTCCAGGAGGTCCAGGAGGTCCTTGAGGTCCTTGAGCGCCACAAATAATAGTCTCTTTCCTCACACCACACCTATTCAGATTATTATGCATAATCTATTATAATATTGTTAAATATAAAAATATTTTAAAAATATTTTAAAATACTTATAAAATATATTTTATTATTTATAAATTTACAATATTACTTAAAATGCAATTAATTCTAAATCATTAACTTTCCAATATTCACAACCACCTCCAGGAATAGGTCTTTTAATAATAAAAGGAATCCTCTTCTGTGTTAACTCCATTTCTGCTACTAAATAACCATCAATTATATTTTCAGGGACCTTTACAAATACAGGCATTCCTAAATTAATTTGTTTTGCTCTTTGTCCTAAAATTCGCGCCTTTTCGTATTTAGTCAAATAAGGCAAAGTTATATGTAAATCATCAACAATATTATTCTTAGCATCTCGTACAACCTTAGACAATGCAACAATTTCATCATAATTTATATTTACACATTCAGGATGATTGTCTGCAATATAATTTTTATTAATTTGTTCGTTAAATTTTTGTAAATAACTATCATCTTCTTCATCATCATCTTCATCATCTAATCCAACACTTTGAACAGAATTAAATTTTTTTGTAGTTATTTTTTTATTAGAACCAGCTGCATTATTTTCTTCATCATTAATCAGTATTTCATCTTCATATTCATTATATTCTTCTTTATCTTCTTCAGAATCATCTTCTATTTCTGTGTTTATAGAATCATCATCGTCTTCGTCTTCTTCGTCTTCTTCGTCTTCTTTATTTTCTCCATTAGTATTTAAAATTTTTGGTTCATTATATAAAGATTGTTCATCCTCTTCATCAGATGAACCAATTTCCGAAGCTTCTTCATAATTCTTATCTAGTTCTAGTTCATCAATATCTGACATGGTGTAGATTATATTATAATATAAATATACTTTTAAATAAAAAAATCAATTTTTTATTTAAATCTTAAACACATAATTAAATAATCCAGAATTTAATTTAACAATTATGACGTAGAACCAATACTCCAAATCTTATCACAAGTAGAACACATATAAACATATTTCAAATTTATATCATCATATCTTATACTAATGATTTCACGGGGTTTATCCAATTTATTAGTATCACAATCATTGTTTGGACACAATATAGTGTTTATTCTTGGTATTGTAGGATCTAATTTTGTATATTTATTAATAATATGCTCAAAATTTTGTTGTTCTTTCTTAATATTTGTTTTTGAAACAGATACATTATCTACTGTTAATAGACTATCTTCATTTCCACAATTACGACAATAATAAACCAACTTATTAGGATTATCCTCATTGATGCGAATATAATACATCATTTGACAATTTGAACAGAAATGCATTCTCAGTTATAATATAATAACATTATTTATTTAAATACAAATCATTTCAATTTTCTTTTATTTGTTTTTATTTCTTTTTATGTAAATTTAGAATATTTTCATAAGTAGTATTGAACTTTTTAAGAAGTGTTGGATAATCTATCTTAACTCTTAAACTATAATATCCTGTAGTTAATTCTACAAGTGGTTCAGATGATGATTTCTCTTCTAAATATTTTTTTAATTCAGGTGCATTTTTAATAAAATTCTCTAAAACATATGGATAAAAAATCAAAAACTGGTCCTGATATGCAGGCCTCATTTTTTCAACAATTTTTAAAACAGCAATATCAATGCTCTTATATTCAATAATTTTAGTATAATTATTAAAATCTCTATGACCTAAAGTTACACCTGGTTCATTTAAAAGAGGGTCCTTGCATAACAATGTACAAAGTGTTAAAAGAATAGTAGAAATACTTTGACAAGATGTCCATTGGTCTCCTTTCCAAGTATTCAAGAGAGAAACACATACCTTTCCACAAGTATATAAATTAGGATTCATACGAATCATATCATCATTTGTTTTAAATAAAACATGAGGAGGAGAATGTGGATAATCACTTGGATATTTAAACTCAAAAAAGAAATTTCCTCCAAAGTAAGGAGTGTCAGATGGACCAATAATAAGTGCATATCCTTTCAAAATATCTTCATCATCATGAGTATAATAAATACCATTATCAGTTAATGGATTTTTCATAATATCTTTTACATCTTTTATCAAGCGAGCAATCGTTTCTTTTGAAATAAAAATAGCCATATTTACGATAATATCTATTTAACTATAATAATATTCTTTTATGTTGATTTCATAAAAACAATATAAAAATAAGAAAACAAAATAAAGCGTTTTACCAAATTTTTGAATTTTGAATTAATATAATTAAAAAAACTGAAATAGAAATTTATTAATATATATAAACAACATAATATTATGTCAGGCATTAAATACAACGATTTAAATGAATTCTTATCAAAACACAGTGCAAAAAATTCAGAAGGTGGTCTAGAAGCTACTCACACTAGAATTCCATCAAAAGAACTCAATATTTGGGGTGGTGCATATATTATCCCAAGAGAAGAATTACCCCAATTTTATCAGCTTTATTATCAAGCTGTATTTATTGAAAAACGCAACGAATATATAACTGAAAAACAAATGAATGAAGGTGGACCAATTGCATTAGATTTTGATTTTCGCTACAATCATGATGTAGATAAGCGTCAACATTCTAAAGAACATATACAGGATATTATTACATTAGCTTATTTAGAACCTATTAAGGAACTTCTATTATTTGAGAAAGATAAACCATTTTATATTTATGTCTTTGAAAAACCTGATGTAAATAGGTTAGCCGATGGTTCATTGACTAAAGATGGGTTTCATATAATAATTGGTATTAAAATGGATCATATTATGCAGAATATGTTACGTGAGAAAGCATTGGAAATTGTACCAGAAATTTGTGACTTACCAATTATAAATACATGGGATTCTGTATTGGATGAAGGAATAAGTAAAGGAAAAACAAATTGGCAATTATATGGTTCTAGAAAACCTGGAAATCAAGCATATCAATTAACACAATATTATCAAATAACATATGATACAACTGATGGAGAGTTTATAATGATTGAACAAGAATTGAAAAATTTTGATATAGATAAAAACTTTGAAAAATTATCAGTACAATATGATAAGAATCCTGAATTTAAAATAAATCCAAATATAGAAAATGAATATAATTCTAGAAAATCTGGTTCAAAAAATCAAGCAAGAAATTTAAAAAAAGCAAATTCAAAGACCAAACTCAAACTTCTTACAGAAAAAGAAAATACAGAAGAAACTGAAGAAGATGAAAATATAAATTTAGACAATATTACAGATAAAACATCATTGTTAAGAGCAGTTCATGTAATGTTAAATTCATTTAATTCAAATGAATATGAGTTAAAAGAATTACATGAATATACACAAATTTTACCAAAAAAATATTGGGAACCTGGTTCGCATTTATTAAATACACAAGTGGCTTTTGCACTTAAACATACAGATGATAGATTATTCTTATCATGGGTTATGCTTCGCAGTAATGCTGAAGATTTTGATTATGATTCAATACCAGAATTATTAAATAGATGGAAAAAACATTTCAAAGAACGTAAAAATGGAATAACGCATAAATCCATTATTTATTGGGCAAAACAAGATGCATATGACGAATATTTAAAAGTTCGTGAAAGAACAGTTACTCATTATATAAATGAATCAATATTGTCTCCAACAGAGTTTGATTTTGCGCAAGTTCTTAAACAAATGAAAAAAGATACTTATGTTTGTAGTAGCATAACAGAAAGAAAATGGTATGTTTTCAAAAATCACCATTGGATTGAAGATAAGGGTTGTAGTTTAAGATTATCAATTTCTACTGAGATGTATGCATTATATACTAAAAAAACATTGGATATGGAAGCAGAAATGCACGCATTTGAAGTTGGTGATGAACGGAATATTGAAATGCAAAAGCGTATTAAATATATATCAGAATTATCTCAAAGATTAAAACGTACCAATGATAAAAATAATATTATGAGAGAAGCTTCTGAAATATTTTACGATAAAGATTTTGTTTCTAATATGGATTCAAACAAGTATTTATTATGTTTTACAAATGGAGTTGTTGATTATGAAAACAAGTGCTTTCGTGATGGTTATCCACAAGATTATATCACAAAATCTACAAATGTCCCTTATCTTCCATATGATGAAGTCAAATATGCAGATGAAATAGGTGAAATTACAAAATTTATGAACCAATTATTCCCAATAAAATCATTGAATGAATATATGTGGAAACATTTGGCTTCAGTGTTAATTGGCGAAAATATGAATCAAACTTTCAATATTTATCGCGGTTCGGGTAGCAATGGAAAATCAATGCTTACCGATTTGATGAAGCAAATGTTAGGTGAATATGCAGGAACTGTACCAATTACACTTGTTACAAAAGACCGTAATTCAATTGGTGGTACATCATCTGAAGTGGCACAATTAAAAGGGATTCGTTATGCAGTAATGCAAGAACCAACAAAATCTACTGCAAGAATTAATGATGGTGTTATGAAAGAGCTTACTGGAGGAGACCCAATTCAAGCTCGTGCACTTTATTGTGAAAGTGAAACATTTATTCCACAATTTACTTTGGTAGTTTGCACAAATATATTATTTGATGTAGAAAGTAACGATGATGGTGTATGGAGACGTATCAGATTATGTGATTTCATGTCTAAATTTGTAGATCCTGAAACTCCTGAGGATCCTGATAATCCTTATCAATTTCCTAAGGATAAATATTTAAAAGATAAGTTCCCCAAACTTGCTCCTATATTTGCCTCTATGTTAGTCAAAATTGGTTTTGAGACAAATGGAAATGTTGAGGATTGTGATATTGTTATGGCTGCATCTAATAAATATCGTCAGGGACAAGACCATATCTCTGCATTTGTACAAGAAATGGTCAGGAAAAAAGAAGGTAAGAGAATCAAAAGAACTGAATTATGCGAGCAGTTTAAGTTATGGTTTCAAGAGCAACAAGGAACAAGAAAAATTCCTAAGGGTGTTGAATTATGTGAGTATATGGATAAAAAATATGGAAAATGTAAGACAACTGGTTGGCAAAATGTTGAAATTATTTATCCAGAAAATGATGATGAAATGGATGAAATAATCAATTAAATAAATTCATTATTTTCAATAAATTCATTATTTTCAATAATTTGAAAACTATAAAATATTTTTTAACCTTTTACCCATTTTACCCATTTTATAAATTCTCTCCTCCTATTTGGATAATATTTATATTTAGAGTAAATAAATCCTATTCCATTTTTACTTGATGGATGTTGTGATTTAAGAACAATTGGTTCTCTTATTCCTTGATTAAGAATACCTAGTCCAATATATTTATTTTCATCTGCAAATTTATACTTTCCTTGAGTCATTTTTATCATCATTGTTCTCGCCTTCTTGTATGGATCTGATTTCAAACAACAAAGTTCATTAATAAAATCCAGGCAATCCATCTTATTCTCCTTCTTATCCTCTGCATTCATCATTGCTATTTCACCTCTTCTATCTTTCTCCTCAATATAATCAAAATTCGCCTGCATCTCTTCTGTTGGGTTGTCTTGAGTTTCTTTAAGTTGTTTTTTAAAGATATTATACTGTAAAATAAATTATATAAAAGTATTTCAATTTTTTATAAATCTTTATAAATATTTTTAGGAAGAATTGTGGATACATGCTGTCCGAATCCTAATATTCTTAATACAATTCCATAAGCAAAAAATGGATAACCTAAGAAAAAAAGAAAAATTACTGTTTTTATTTTCCAAGAATAATTATTATTTTTTATAATTAAAACTAAAAATATTATTAATAAAACTGCATAAATTGCTGCATAAAGATAATACCAATTCATTGAACTCGTCAAATTCTGTGACTGATAATAGGTTTTACGGTCATTTGTAACAATATCTGTTAATATATTTCTTATTTTTCCTGCCAATAATATATTCTCTTTTACATATTTCTCTTTTAATTCTTGTAAATAATCATCTTGGTCAGACATAGTTTGATATGTACCCGTTAATGATTCTGCATTTTTTATATTTTCTTCAAATTCCACTCTCATATTTTTTGCAATTTTATCAACTTTATTTTTTAATTCTTCTTCAATCATATCATTGTAACCTGCAATTCCCTGTGCATTCATAAAAAATTTCTTTTGGGCTTCTTTTAATATATCAGGTGCAGCTATTAAATTTGTTTGTGCATTTATATAATTTGTTTTTAATTCTTCATTTTTTTTAAATTTTTGACAATCTGGACCACATGTTAATAATTCTTGCTCTTGTTTTATTAAATCTTGAATTTGTCTCATTTGTTTAGAATTCATAGTAAAATTATTTTGGGACATTAGCTTATAATAATAATAGATTATATTATTGTTATTATAATTATTATAATATTCATCTAAAGTGAACCAAACCCACCCATTTGAGAAACACCATTATTTCTATTTCTACTTCCACTTGTTTCATTTAAAAATTTATTCAATGCTGTTTCGTTAATAGTTGTTTGTTCATTTAATAATTCACTACTTACACATTTATTTTCCACATTGCTATAACTATAACCCACAGGACAACAAGAACCACCTGAACACATAGTTGCTGTTGATTCCCAAGGATTTTCTAATCCATCTGGATTTTCTGTATTTATAGCAGGCAGATTGGATCTACTTGTATTCCAATGATATTGATCATAATTCATATTATCTTTTGAAAATGAATGAAGCAGCCTTTGTCCAATATAAAAAAATCCAAAAATTCCAATAATAACAAGAAGAATTACATAAATTTTTGATGAAAGAATTTTATTATTTAATAAAAGTGTTAATATTAAAACAGGAATACATAAAATAACTACTGCTTTCATAGTTCCAGCATAATCATTATATTTATCACCATAATAAGTATTAATCTCAACTAAACGAACCTTATTGTTATTATCTTGTTGAACAACTTTTAATCTACGTTTTGCTTCATTTAATTCGTTCTCAACAATATCAATTGCTGCTGTTTGTTCAGAAATTGTATCCCTTGTTGAATATATATTTTGTTTTAAAAATCCATACATTCCATTCAAATTTTTATATAGATTTATTCTCATATTTGAAAGCTCATTTATTTTATTTATTATTTTTTCTTGTTCTTCTGGTTCAACTTTATTGTTTGCCATTCCAGATTCTAAAGTTGTAAATAATCCTTTCTCTATTTCCTGAAGACCTTGAATATCACTTAAAGTTTGTTCATTTCTTAATTGCATTTCTTTAAATTGTGCTGTTGTTGAATAATCTATATTTTCATTATTTGTTGTTGAACTCATATAGATTATAACAAGATAAAATAACATTAACCAAATTTATTTATTTTTCAACTAATCATTTTTATTTTTCATATTCATAATAATTATTATTAATCCTATTGCTAAAATACTCCAAAACATATAATTATAATTCTCCTGCAAAACATTACTATCACTATCTGTTAATATTCCACTTATATTTACTGCATATGTATTTTTATTTTTTGAATATTCTTCATTTATTTTTTTATAAATTTCAATATTATTTAATAATTGAGATTTGGTTTTTTCCATATTACTATCTAACCCTGTGCTAGAGTTTCCTAAAATATTTATTCTATCTATTATTTCTTTTGCAACATCTGCTATTTCAGTTTTTAAATTATTTTTTACATTCATTCCTGGTTCTGTTACTTTTGCTAATCCACAAATAGTATCTTTTGTCATATTCCTACTACTTTTTTTATAATTTTCCCAAGATATACTATCAATTTCCATAATTTCTTTACTACAACTTGCATTATTCTCTACCTTTGGCAATCTTAAATATAAATCTAAACCTTGAAATTTATTTTTTGAATTAACAGGATACATATTATTATTCTTTAGCCAACAATTATTATTTGTTCTATCAAATACAAATCCTCCACATCTTTCACTTGCTGAACAAGCCCTCTTACATTGTTCCACATTTGAATTTTGCATTGGCATTCCACCAAAATTATTTCCGTCTGAATCTGTATTTTCTATTACTTTATATTGGTCTGATCCTTTTATCATATCAGCTGGATATTCCAATAAAAGATCATTTGAATCAATATAACCCATTTTATTTAATTCACTCACATAAACATTTTTTCCTGCATTACCACATGCCTCGCCCATTGTCATCGGGGTTCCTGCTAAAAGCGGTGGTTCAGTTGGAATAATTGTACCTGCATTATTATATTCAGGTTTCCAATCAATACCAACATCAATATATTCCCTTGTTGGACAACCTTTTTTACCTGCAATACTATCCAATATAGCAGTACTCGGTATCCATTTAGCTATACCTTGATTTGTTACATAACACACCTCTCCAGTATTAAATCGTATATTTTTATTTGAATATTTATTACTTTTACTTATTACTTTTGAATATTCCCTTGTTTTATCAATAACTGAACTATTATTATTTTTATATTCCTCTAAAAGTTTATTCAATCTATTCTGAAGATTCTTAATCTCTTCAAAATCATTTATAGCATTATTATCAAAACCTTCTTTTGAATCTAAAACCAAAAAACTGGATTTTTCAAAACCTTTTATTCTATTACTTTTAAATTTATTTATGTTCTTGTTTTTTATTTTTTCTTGATATTTATTAAATAATTTTTCTTGTTTTACAATTTCATTATTCATAATATATTTATAATATATTTATATACAATAAAATAAATAATAATTATTATTACACCTTTTCTCATTTAAAACGCCCATTTTATTAGGCAAAAAATAAGAAAAAATGTAAAATCAATAGTAGGAATTGCACCTACGATGGTCTTACTTTTTCATCTTCTTTGTTTTTGCTTGAAGATGTGAAAGACGAAATTTGAAAACATACTGGTCGTTCTTGTTTCTCTATCCAACAACTCGTTAATTTCATTATGTTTATGGAAGAATTAGCATCTCTTGTTCTAAATACGATTTTTTTGTTTTCGCAACTCACGCAATTAGAACAGACTAATAACCTAAATACTTTCTTCTTTTCTTTATCCTTATAATATTCCAAATCATTATTACAATCACAACATTTCTTACTTGTATTACATTCATTTATGGTAATTGTATCAT